CATAACAAAACTCGGCGCGTGGATAACTGATCTTATATTGTTGCATTATCATTGTTTACCTCTTTGTGTTGGTTTACCATTAGGAAAGGTTAATGCTTCGCTAAAGTCTTTCCAATCTTTTGGAGACATTGCTATCTCTACCTTATGTATTGGCGTGTTATCTTTTAGGCCGTACTTCTTGCGAAGTTGCCCTATAATGCTTTTGTGTGATCTGGTCTTTGGTACACTCATTATGCACACTCCTTATAATATGTAGTGTCAATAAATTCTTTTGCTTCTGCTAAAGTATCTGTAGCATCATGAGCTTCGTATGCATCATGAACATCACCACCTGTTGGTATCTTTGCTATATTCCAAAATGTGTAAGTAGCACCTTTTATGTTTTTTATAGAATATCCTCTGTACTCATAGAGTCCTGATTCTATTTTTCTTGTTTTGTTTATCATTTACTTCTCCAAAGTATGTAAGATTTAATTACCTTACAATACTCATTATACATATATATACCCAATAAGCAACACTTTATAGTTAAAAAAGTGTAATTAATTACCTAAAATGTGCAAAATACCCTAAAATAAAGCATGGAAAAGGGAAAACCAGGTAGAAAAAGAAAGCTTGCTCAACTAACTGAAGACGAGTACAAACAAATATCGCAATGGTCTGGCGATGGCTTAAATGAAAGCCAAATCGCTACTTTGCTCAATGTAAACATCTCAACAATAACCAGAGAAAAGAAAAGAAACGAGCAATTTGCAGAGGCTATAAAAAGAGGAAAGTACAAAGCAGTCCAACTAGTAGCAAACAAAGTATTTCAAAATGCAATGGACGGCAAGGAAACAAGCGCGATATTTTTTCTAAAGAATCGCGATCCAGATAATTGGGCAGACCGCCAAGAAATTAATTACAACCTAGATCTTAAAAATGTTCTCACCGACGCTCGCGCCAGGATAATAGATCATCGCCCATCGCCAGCACGCGCACTGCCCAAGCGCGCGCAAGCGCTGAGCAAAAATGCACAAGCGAGCGAGGGCGAGGGCGTGAATGAATAACAAATATAGGGTGGGGCGGATGCGGGCAGTAGTTTTTACACTCCCTTTTTAACTAATGCAATATTCTCTCAATAAATCGCATTTGACCCCCCCTTTCGTTGCGTGGCGGTGGTGATATATGTATAACTACTCAACTAAAATTTTTTAATTTTTTTTTAATATGAAATAAAGGGAGAAATAACATGATTGAATTACCAGATAAGAAATACAACACTATAGTTTTAGATCCGCCTTGGGAAATATCAATGACTGGTGGTGTTAAAAGAAGAAAAAATAGAAAAGAAAAATTAGACTATCCAACCATGACCTTGCAAGAAATAAAAGATATGCCCATACAAGATATTTGCAACACAGGTTGTCATGTTTACACATGGACTACTAATAAAATGCTTCCATATACATTTGATGTATTAAAGTCTTGGGGTGTAAACTATCATCTAACAATGGTATGGACAAAACCATCAGGCATAGCTCCTTGCATGGGTTATGTATTTGGTACAGAATTTTGTTTGCTAGGTTTTGCTGGTAAACCAATGCAAAAATTTAAAAACATAGGAAAATTAAATTGGATTCATAATCCAAGTTTAAAACCACACTCCACGAAACCACAATCTTTTTATAATTTGGTTGAAGAAATGTCGCCTGATAATTATTTAGAAATGTTTGCTAGAAATGAAAGAGATGGTTGGGATGTATGGGGTAACGAAGTATGAAATACGGTGTAAAACTAGAAAAGGAATTGATGACCGAACTATGGTCAGGACCAATCAAAGACAACCCAGTAAACTTTGTTAAGTATGTATTCCCATGGGGACAAAAAGACACCCCCCTTGAAGATTTCAAAGGACCAAGAAAGTGGCAGGAAAAAATTTTACGAGAAATGGCAATACACATTGAGCGAAACAATGTATTAGATTTACCAGAGATGTTTAGACTAGCCGTAGCATCAGGTCGTGGTATTGGTAAGTCCGCACTTGTCGCATGGATCATACTTTGGATGTTATCTACTAGACTTGGTTCTACCATAATCGTAACTGCTAACACCGAGCAACAGCTTCGTTCAAGAACATGGGCTGAACTTGGTAAGTGGCTAACACTATCTATTAACTCTCATTGGTTTACCAAGACAGCAACCACGATTAAACCAGCACAATGGTTTGAAGATGCGCTAATAAACGACCTCAAGATTGACACTGGTTATTATTATGCCCAGGCACAGTTATGGAGCGAGGAAAACCCAGATGCGTTTGCAGGCATCCATTCATCTTACGGCGTATGCTTGATAATGGATGAAGCATCAGGTATTCCTTCTCCTATTTACTCGGTCAGCGAGGGGTTCTTCTCCGAACCCACGCGCGACCGCTATTGGTTTACTTTCTCCAACCCGCGCCGAAACACTGGGCCATTCTACGACAGCTTTAACTCTAAGAAATCTTTTTGGAAGAACGAGCAGATAGACTCGCGCACGGTAGAAGGCACCGACCAAAAGCTCTTTCAAACGATGATTGAGCAGTATGGCGAAGATTCCACAGTCGCGCGCGTGGAGGTGATGGGCGAGTTTCCATCCGCGGATGACGATACTGTCATACCAATGGGCTTGGTTAAAGCAGCAGTCGATAGGGATGTATCTCTTGCAGCTAACGCACCGATAATATGGGGATTGGATGTCGCTAGATTTGGCGGTGATAACTCCGCGCTATGTATACGACAAGGAAACCATGTGATGAGTATTAAGTCGTTTAAGTCTATGGACTTGATGCAGTTATGTGGTGTGATTAAGAATATGTATGACGAATCTACTGCGATAGAGAAACCGCAGGAAATATTAATTGATGTCATTGGTTTGGGCGCAGGCGTGGTGGATAGACTGGCGGAGCAGAACTTACCTGTGCGCGGAGTCAATGTGGCGGAAGCGCCAGCGACCAAAAAAAATTATTTAAACCTACGCGCTGAATTATGGTTTGCGATTAAAGACTGGTTGGTGCAAAGAGATTGCAGGATTCCGCAGGACGATGAGTTGGTTGCAGAACTAGCATCGCCTTTGTATAAATATACGTCTACAGGTAAAATCAAGATTGAGAGTAAGGATGAAATGCGTAAGCGTGGAATTAAGTCTCCAGACAAGGCGGATGCGCTCGCGCTGACGATGGCATCCTCTGCTGCAAGTTTTGGTGGAAGCACTAGCTTTTTAGGTTATAATTTCAGACAACCTCTTAAATCAAAAATAATCAGAGTAGGATAAAGTATGGCAAAGAAGTACAACGAAGAAGAAATTAAAGCAGTCGTCCAAGAAGAAACAGATATGATTGATCTTGTAGGCGTGATTAAGTCCGAGATGGATGATGCTAAAGATTTCATACACCAAGTAGGCGCAGAAAGAGCTGAATCAACAGAATATTACCTTGGTACAGAGCCAGAAGGTACTAGCTCCATGCAGTCAGAGTTTGTTTCTACAGATGTGCGTGATAGCGTACTTTTTATGTTGCCGTCTATCATGCGTACTTTCTTTGGTACTAAAAAGATTGTTGAATTTGTACCTAAAGGACCAGAAGATATAGAGGTTGCACAACAACAAACAGATTATATTAACTATGTCATACAACAAAAGAATCCTGGTTTCCAAGTTTTGTATGACGTTTTTAAAGATGCGTTAGTCAGAAAGACTGGTTTTGTCAAAGTATTTTGGGATGACAGCGTAACTGCAACAACACACGAATTTACAAACATAGACCCACAATCTTACCAAGCATTAATCATGGATAAGAATGTAGAGGTGATAGAAGAGTCAGTCACCAACGAAACAATCATAACCATGGACCCTGTAAGCGGTGAAGAGGTAGTGCAAGAAATACCAGCAAGTTATGACCTAAAGATTAGAAGATTAAAACCAAAAGACCAAGTATGTATTGAATCAGTACCGCCAGAAGAAGTGCTTATATCAAGGCACGCGCGCGATATAGAGACAGCTTCTTACGTTGCACACCGCATGATTAAATCTGTGTCCGACCTAGTTGCTATGGGTTACGACCAAGAAGAGATGGAACAGTATGCAGGTTATGGCGGCAGCGCACTTGACCCAGAAAGCTACGAAGAACAAGAAGCAAGAAATCCATTTGACAACATGGTCTACCCAGATAGAAACGATGCTGGTGGTAAAGATGTTTTATATGTAGAGCATTACTTATACTATGACTATGACGATGATGGTATTGATGAGCGAATCAAAGTTTGCACAGCAGGTAATGGCTTAGAGGTATTGAATGTAGAACCATTAGACGAACTACCTATATGTATGTTCTGTCCTGACCCAGAACCACACACAGCAATAGGATCTTGTCCTGCTGATTACTTAAAACCAATTCAAGCGGCTAAATCACAAATCATGCGTGATACCTTAGATTCTCTTGGTCATTCAATCTTCCCAAGAATGGGAGTTGTTGAGGGTCAAGTCAACATAGACGATGTACTTAATACAGATATTGGTCAGCCAATTAGAATGAGAGCGCCAGGAATGGTACAACCATTTGCTGTACCTTTTGTTGGTAAAGAAGCTTTCCCAGTCCTAGGATATTTAGACGAATCAAAAGAAAACAGAACAGGCGTATCTAAAGCAAGCGCAGGACTCAACGCAGAAGCTTTACAATCTACAACTTCCGCA